GGTGACGTGCACGGTGGCCTACTCTTTGGATCCGTACGAGCCGTTCCGAAGCCTGAAGCTGGTGTGGGCAGGTCATTCTCGAGCTTTTCTTCAAAGCGCCTACCTCGGCGGCGGCGGCGGCAACGACGAGGAGGAAGAAGAAGAAGAAGAAGAAGAAGGAGAAGAAGAAGAAGGAGAAGCGACGAAAAGAACGAGGCGGCAGCAAAGAAAAAGGACCGGCGGCTCGTCGTCCTCGTCATCTTGTCGTTGGTCTGCCAAGAGATCCAGGAAATCGTGTGCGTGACTCACGATCGGTCGCCGCTCGGCCCACCGAGCCTTCTTCGGGGGGGGGCACCCATAAATAGCCGGGGAGGCGTAACAGGCTCGTTCAGTTTGCCATGGAGGCTTCCACGCGAAGGACCTCTCTGCTGGCTTCTTCTGCAGAGGCCCGCAGCAGCAGCAGCAGTCTCAAACGAGGGCGCAGCATGAGTGTCAGTAGCCAAAGCGTTGACAGCGTCGACAGCAAGAGACGTCGAAAAACGGAAAAAGAGGTGCCGCTTCCGCCGCCACTTCCGCCGCCTCCGCCCCCGCCGCCAAAAATGCCGCCGACAACCTTTCCCAAACCGCCGAACTTCGTCAGCAGCCCGCCAAGCGCCTTCACGACTTGGTTAATGCCGCCTTCAATCACTGTCCGAATCAACGATGATGCGATCTGCTTCCCAATGCGCTCGAAGGTCTCGCTGATCTTTGCGCCGCCCATGATGATGTCGGCGATGCCGCGCGATAAATCGGTGACGATGGTGGACACCTGCCTACTGATGGCCTGCTGTGTCTTGCTCCAATCCTTGCCTACTTCCCCCGCCATGATGCGGATCATGTCCGCGTTCCGCTTGGCGGCGCGGGCGGTGTCGGAGCCGGTGAGCACTGCCTCGGACGGCAGGCCCGCGATAGTCGGCGTCGGCAGCTTCCGCACGTCTGTCTCCGGCCCGCCGAGGGACGGCGCTTCTTCCAGGATGCGAAACTCTTTCAATGCGGCGGCAGCGGCCCCAGCAGCGGAGCCGTACTTTACGAGCGCGGCCACGCCGTCGCTCAGGCGAGTGTTGTAGTCGGCCTGCAGGAGTGAGAGACGCTCTTTCAGGACCGCGTTGCTAAACTCCGTTTCGTAGGACTGCACGACGCCCTTACCGTACAGTTGGACGGCTTCGGTGGCGGCTGCGGTGGCGGCTGTCAGCGACTGAAACGCGGCAGATGTCGCGTCAAGCCCGGTCTTTGCTGCCGCCGTTGCCGGTGCCTGCGCGTGTAGTTCGCGCTGTGCCAAGATGAGACCCTTGTTGAACTCGTCGAGGCCGATTGCGCCGGAGCGGTATCGCTTTTCAAGCTCGCGCACCTCCGCCGACTTTCCGCGCAACTGAATAAGCAGCTTCTCGGTCGCGTCGGAAAAGATCTTGTTCGACTTGTTCAGGTTTTCCTCGGCAGCCCGCATGGCAAAGAAGGCCTCTCCAGCCTCGTATGCCTTCATGGCCGTCAGCGCCAACGCGCCGGCCAATAGACCGATTGCCCCGGCGGCTGTCGTTGAACCGGCAACGATTCCGCTCTGCGCCAGCAGATAGGTCGTGAAGCTGCCGCTCGCGGCCAACACCGCAGCCTTCAGCGTGCCAAGAACGCCAATGACCTTGACCAGCGCTCCCCCGATCAGCGCAGCCTTTTCGATAACCGTACCGATGATTAAGACAGCCCCCGACAGCGCCACGCCTACCGCAGCGGCCTCGACAACGAAGCTCTTGGTCTCCGGCGTAAGATTGTTGAACGCTGTCGCAAGTTCCTTGGCCCGCTCGACCATGGGCGTCAGCACGTCTTTGACGACCGTCTTGCCAATCGGAACCAGCGACTTCCCGAACTCGGCGGCAGTGGCAAACACCTCCTCCCGCAGATTCTCCATGCTGGTCTTCAAGTCCCCGCCAGCCCGTCCGCCCTTCTCCAGCTCGGCGACTATAATGCCGATAAACTGCTGCGCCGAAATGCCCATGCGTTCAAACGTCTTCGCCGGGTCGCCCAGCGCGGTGGCGCCGAACTTGTCCTTGATGATGGCGGCGATCTGCGGGATTCGCTCGACGATGGGGTCCAAGTTTTCCTTGGTTACCTTGCCCACCGCCGCCATCTGGCTCAACTGACGAATCACTTCGGAAAAGTCTTCTTTGCCGCCGCCGACAACAGCGAGAGCATTGCCTAGCTCGCGCATGATGCGCCGGGACTCGTCAGCGGTGCTGCCGAGGGTCTGCAGGCGGATCGAGCCCTGCACGGCTTCTTTGAGACCGAGACCGGGAAGCTTCGAGACTTCTTTCAGCCGCTCCAGTTCAGTGGCTGCCGCCGTCGTCGATTTCATCGTCGCGGCGAGACCTTTCTCGAGCGACTCCATCTGCATCGCAGCGTTGACGGCGGCAGCGCCCGCGGCCAAGACCGGCGCGGAAAAGCCGATGGAGAGGGCCTGCCCGGCTTCGCTGATGGTCGCGCCGAAGCGCTTGATCTTGCCTAACGAGGCGTTGACCTTTTTGTCGAAGTCGTCCGTCGAAGCGCCGATGCGGACGATGAGGTTTGAGAGTACGGGCATTTAGCGCTTCCTTTGCTTTGCGGCCTTCTCGGACTCTTTGTGCTTCAACTCCAGGTAGGCGGCCCACTCGGTGAACTCGCTGCTGCTCATCTCCCGTAGCAGCCGCCCAACTGGCATATGCAATAGCTCGGCGAGGGCGAAGGCGAATCGCCGCTCGCCCGTTAGTTTTTTCCCGCTGCCTCCGCCGCGTCCGCGCCAAGGCCCGAGATGCGGCAGATTTGGGTTACGACGCGGTCGATCACCGCGCCAGGCATATTGACGATGGCGTCGTGATGCGCCGCTTCAAAAATCGGCTTGCCGGTCGCCGGGTCAAACGTCGAGGCAATCACCAGCCGCGCCATGGCGACCGCTGGCCACTTCTTCGCGTCTTCGCCGAACTTCAGGCGCTGCTCCACTGTCATCTCGCGGATGCCAATTTTCGCATCCCATTCGGGCACGTCTAGCGTTTCTTGCTTCAAAGAGACGGCCAGGATTTTATCTGCTAGTTTCATGAGTTTAGGTAGTCGAGCACGCCATGCACGGAAAAGCTGACGTTCTCTTTGATCGTCTCATTTTCGCCAGCGTTTATGCTCATGCCATTTTGCATCGCGCCAAACATCCAGCGCACGCCGCCGGCGTAATCGGCGTAGCAGTTGATGACGTAGTAGCTCGTGGCGTTCGTGTGGAAGTAATTGTCGTTGTAGAAGCGTGCAAACGTGCAGGTCGCATCGCCGCCAACGCGAGCCCTGGACTTCCAAGAGTCGCCGAACACCTGCACTTCCTCAAGTACCGGCTGCACGTCGAGTGTCCAGTCCGTCGCCTGCGCGACCTTGGATAGCGTCAAGAACTCGCCGGTGACCGTCACCGTGCCCGCCGGCGCGGCCAACAAATAGATCTTGCCGCTGCCGTAGGCTACTTGGTATCGGCTCGACGGAATCGGCGTGGCTCCATCAAGAACGGTAAGCGATGCGTTGGGGTTGATGGCCCTGCGGGCGGCGTCCGTGATCTGGTACACGTTGCCGCCCAGGCTGGTCGTGGCTTCGCCGGTCATAGCCGTGCCGCTGCCGGTGGCGAGGTAGATATCTGCGTTGCGGCCTGCGAGAACTGCCATGGTCGCTCCTTAGGTGTAGCTCAGTGCGCCGCTGCCGGTGAAGGTGTAACTGACCGTGACCAGGCCGTTTTCGCTGGCGTTCAGCGCCGCCTGGACGAAAGCCGTGCCGCTGTAGTAGTTGGTGCCGTCAATGTAGAATCGCGCCGCAACGGTCGTGCCGCCGAGAAAGGCGGTGTTGAGCGCGACGTGGCCATTCGTGTCGGTGTCATCGAAGCGGCCGCTTGCGGTCCCGCTCCATTCCTTGATGGTAGCGGTTCGCTCCTTCCAGGTGTCGCCGAAGGACTGGGTCTCTTCGAGGCCCGTCGATACGTCCAAAGTCCATGTGTCCATCTCGGCGATTACGTTTGCTGCGAGCCGGATCGAACCGGCGTTACCACTAAGTACAGGCATTATTCCCCCTATTGATAGTCGTGAATGAAGTCGAACTCTAGGATGACCGCGTAGAGTTTTTCGTTGGTTTCGAGTGTCTCTTCGTACTCGATCCGTCGCCCGTTCAGATGCGTTGACCGCACCGTGAGGCCGCTCGCATCCGTGATGGCGTCCTGCTGGTTGATCACAGCCGCGTAGACCGTGTCGGCGAGATCCTCGGCGGCCTTTGAGTTGCCCGTCGCCATGCAGTAAATGTTGACTGGCCGGCGCGTGGCCGTCGGCGCTGCGCCGAGCGAATGGAACGGGATATCGTCGATGGCCTCGATGACCAAAGCCGGATACTTCGTTGCGCGGGCCTGCTCGGCGTGGATGTCGTACACTCGATTGCCCACCACCGACGAGATCGTCGGCTCGGCCTGCGTGTAGCGGTAGAGGGCTTGGTAGATTCTCACGCGGCACGCCCCAGTGCGTCGAACGCGGCCTTTACGCGGGTCTCAAGCAGCTTCTTGATGCTGCGCCGCTTGGCCTTCACGGCGTCGGCGAGGAACGGATTCGGGCGGCTTCCGGGGTGAAACACTTTGGTGCGGACCTGGTCGCCAACGCGGGAAAGCCATGCGAAGGCGCGGCCCGCGATCTTCAGCAGGCGCTTGTTGCTACTCTTGCCGCGGATCCAGTGGGGCTTCGTGCCGTCGTGGACCATGTGCGCGTGCGGGGCGTCCTTCTGGAACGTAAAGGTGAACGCCTGCAAGAACGTCTTGTATTCCTTGCCCTTCGCGGCTTTGATCGCTTTCTTGAGGTCGCCGGGCGGCCTGTCCGCGCCAAACCGCTTGGTGGTGTACGGCGCAATCGGCGCACGCCGCGCGGCCTCGCTCCGAATCTCGCGGGCGGCTTCAAGCAGAGCCTCTTCGATGTCTTGGCCCGCTGCGGTCTCCATGACGCGCTTCATCTGGCCGACAAGTTCGTCCATACCCTTGACGCTGATACCCGTGCTCCGGCGCGACGGCATTAAATCAGCACCTCGACCGCTTGCATGGTCAGCATCTCGTCCCGCTCGTCAGGATTCAAGATGCTCTTGATGTCAAAGTAGCGCGTGGCCTGCGTCTTCTGGTCGGTGTACTTCACGCGCATGGCCGGCGTCAGCCCGATCACGAACCGCAACCGTATCGTGTGAGTCAGGTCCGCCATGACTTGCCGGGCCGCGAAGAACTCGCGACCGTTGCCGGTCTCGATAGAGGCCCAGCACTGGTGGACGCTTGTCCACGTCTCCGTGCGGTCGCCGTTGGCGTCGACGGCGATGGTGTTGGCCTCAATGTCGATTAGGTGCCGCAGCGCCCCGGCTCTCATATGAACACTCTCCACGGGGCGATGAGTGCAGACGCGGCCAGCGGTAGCTCGGCTTCGTCCACAGCGGAGGCGGTGCCGATGGTGACGGCCTCGCGGTGCTCGTAGAAGTGCGAGGCGAGCATTCGAATAGCCTGCCGAATCGGCGTCGGCACGCTGGCCTGGTTAGGCCAGCCGCAGGTAAATTCGATCTCGATGGGGTCAGTGTTCCGAAGCGTCTCCGTGGGCCAGTCTCTCTGATATTCCAGCACGATCTGGCCCGGCGTGCGCGCGGTGGAGACTCCGTAGTTACTGCTTGCGAATGTGTGCTGTACGCCGCTGGAATCGGTGTACTTGACGTGCGCGACCGACACAAGCGGCGAGTAGGGTATGGTGATGACGCCGGTATCCGGGAAGTAGTCCAGATACATACGCCAGGT